GTTAGATAATATAGTAGAAAGTTCTGATACTCTTGGTGATATTATTAATGTTGGAAATGATGACGAAGAAATTGAAATTAGACAAGTGGCAGAAATGTTGTTTAAAATAAATGATGATGATAAAATAAATGATGATGATAAAATAAATTTGAATGTTGAGTTGGCTCCAGAAGGAAGCGTAAAGCGCCGATGTCCAAATATTGATAAGATAAAAGCCTTGGGCTATCATAAATTAACTACTCTTGAAGAAGGTTTGAAAATTACATATGATTGGTATGAAAAGAGAATCAATTAATTATGGGTGAAATATTACTACACAATTTACAAACACATATTGATGATTATGGTTGCAATGTTTTTATTGAAACGGGAACTGGTGTAGGTGAGGGAATAAGTCATGCTCTACGATATTCGTTTAAGGAGTTGTATTCGTTTGAGTATGTTGGTCAGTTATATGAACATTGTAAAAATAATATTGTTGATGATAGGTTAGAGTTGTTTCATACCGATACTTTGGCTGGGTTGAATAATGTTTTACCTAAAATTCCACTCGACAGTTCTATCTTGTTTTGGTTAGATGCACATTTTCCAGGAGCCGATTTTAAATTTAATGATTACGATCATATGTCCGACCAACCGTCTTTACATATGCCATTAAAAGATGAAATTGCAACAATAAAATCGTTGCGACCAAATTCGTTAGATGTTTTTATTATTGATGATCTTCAGATATATGAAGGTGATGCTGGGATTCAAATTCCTAATCCTCCCGGATTTAATGAAAAATATGGCATGGGTGGTATTGGGTTTATAGAAGAGGCCTTTAGTGAGACTCATAATTTTACTAGAGATTATAGACATCAGGGATTTTTAATTTTAACTCCTAAAGGGAATAAAAAATAAAATGAAAAAATATGTTTTTTATAATGATACGGACGATCCAATAAATGAAAATCAGTCTCCTTGGTTGGTTGATGTATATAATACATATTTGGCCGATGTTGACGTTGGATTCTTAGTTGAGATTGGGGTCGGCCATACCTTGTATGGAGCTTGGCGTCTGGAGTGTCTTGAAGCTGGCCATTTGGCGGCCGACCTCCTTTTGATGAATAGTATGAATGGTGATATGAGGTGCGGGTCTAATACAGCAGATTTGTTGGATATGGGGTGGAGCGGAATCTATATTGAGCCGATACGCGAGTTTTGCGAGGAACTTCAAATCTCCCATTCTGAGAATTTGGATAGACTTATTATAGTCAATGTTGGTGCGTCAGATCAAAAGGATACCAAGGCTCTATTTTTAGGAGAAAGTTTCGTGCCGAATGACCAGGGGGATTCTCGCTCCGGAGGCCGGTATGAATATGTCAATAGATATGTAGATATTGAGGTAACATCAAAAATCTTATCTGATAATGATTGTCCGAAACATATTGATGTAATGTCAATTGATGTTGAAGGCTTTGAGGATAAGGTCCTTAGAGGGATTGATTTTACAAAACATATTCCCAAAATTCTTATTGTGGAGATCAACAAAATTTCACCAGAAATTGTTACTGATATTTTACCTAATGAATATGTATTTTTAGGACATGATAATTTGAATGGTGTTTGGATTAATAATTCCCTACCCATAACAAAAAGGATTTAGATGCAGTTATCTGATACTACTATACATTATAATGAAACGTACCAACTTTTTTATCTTAAAGCTGCCATATCTGAGATGATCTCCCTTTTAAGTGAACAGGATAAGAAAATTGTTACTTCAAATTTGATATTTGGGGAAGATCATTTGGCCGGCTTTAATCATATTAATGGTGTTCAATTGCCTGTGGTGTTTCCTTTATATCTCAAAGAATATATAGATTCTCTACCTAAGAATAAAACGGTGGACTATAATTTTATTGGTGTGATAACGCCTACTCGGCGCTCCTTTTTAAATAAGTATTTGGGCACAGATGCTATCATATTGAATTCTGATCGGGGCCGAATTGCGTCCAAGAAGTATACGATAGATGAATCTTATTATGCTGCCATATCGAAGTCGCGGTTTACGCTTGCTCCTGACGCTCCCGGGTTTGATTGGACCTATCGTTTTTTTGAGGCAATTTTATGTTTGTCTATCCCGATATTAGAGCAGGGTAGTAATAACAAATATTGCGAAGAGTATTTTTGTTATTTTGATGATGATGACCCCGTTTATGACAGCGAGTTAGCTATGAGTAATTACACCAAGCTAGTTGGTTCATCTCATTTTTTAGAGAATGTTACTTTATGGTCAAATTTAATTAAGGATAATATATAGTGTCGTCGGATTTTAATAAAAATATTTTTGATCCTAAAGCTAAAATCATTGCAAATAGTGACCGTGTTTTAGAATTTCTCCGTGGAAAAAATCCGGCGCCTGTTTTGGTAGAAATAGACCCAAGTAATGCATGTAATCATGGATGTTATTTTTGTATTTCATCCTACATTCATTTGCCCGAATCTAAAGGATTGGAAACTTTCGATAGGTCGATTATGCCCAGAGATGTTTTGTTAAATGTGTGCCAAGATATGATTGACATGGGTGTTCGGGCGATTAATTGGACTGGTGGGGGAGAACCAACAATTAATCCTGCATTTAAAGACGCATTAGAATTTGTTGGAAATAATTCTGATATTAAAATGGGAATATTTACGAATGGGACATTAATGGATAGGTGGGATTTGTTTGATGCATTTGTGAATAATTTGACTTGGGCTAGATTTTCGATTGATGCAGGAACCAAAGAGACATATAATTCTATTCGGCGCACAAAGGGAAATGAGGGATGGGATAAGATGGTGGCAAATCTTACAACCCTTATTGAAACAAATAAACAGGCTAGTAATAAAATTGATATTGGTGTGGGGTTTGTAATTACTCCGGATACATATCATGAGATTGTAGATTTTGCGAAGTTTTTTGTTGAATATGATTTAGAATATTGTCAATTTAAACCAGAGATTGTTAATAGAGAACGTGAGGATGGTGTTCAGAGACAACAAGATTTTTGGTATAATCAAGTAGACCCTTTATTAGAAGAAGCTAAAAATATTTTGGGAGATAAATTTCAGATAAATGGATATAAGTTATCCGATTTAGAAAATGATCCAGAACTTTATGGAAGACGATATAAGAAATGCTTAGGTTCTCAAGTGCAACCATGTATTGGTGCCGATGGCCATGTATATGTTTGTACCAATCATAGAGGATATAAGCAGTATAGTTACGGTTCTTTATATGAGTCTAGCTTTAAAGAAATTTGGGGTAATATTGATAAGAGACAAGAAGTTATGCACCAAATTGATGATGTGGAGTGTTTTTCAAATTGTACGCAATTATGCAAGCCTCATGAAAGTAATAAGGCAGTTTGGGAAATTTATAATAATATGGGGAATGAACAATACCTTAACGATTTGGCTCAAAAACGAGATGAGCTGTCTAAGACAATTCAACATAAGGAATTTATTTAATTGTGAAGTTGATTAATGGAAAAGGACAGTTAGGCGAAAATTTATCTAAGCGGGGTGTTTGGGTTGAGGGTGTTCATGTTTATCATACCTGGAATTTTTTAGATATATCTTATGATACTCAGAAAAAGGAATATGAAAAATTTTTACATTATTTAAGTGGTGTTTCTGATAAAATAAAGGTGGTATTTATTTCAACATCTTCTAAAAAACAAAATTGGTATAATCATTTTAAAAAATTGGGGGAAAATAAAATTTTATCTGAATCTAAAGATAACTTAGTCATAAGACTTCCTTGTATTGCGGGAAAGGGTGTTTTTGTTGGGTTTAGGGATAGAATTATAAAACCACATGGTGTTGTTAATTTTTTAACTATTAAAGAATGTGTTGATTTTATTATAAATTCTATAGATAAGAGTGGAATCGTTCAGGCTGATGGATGGGATATTTCTGCCGAATCTTTATGTGAATTAGTAAAATTTTTTCAAGACACAAAGGATAATATATAATGTCGGATTTTAATAAGAATAATGTGTTTTGGATTAATCATGAGCCTAGAAATTTTGGAGATTATTTAAATCCTTATCTTTTTAAGAAAATTACTGGACGAGATGCAAAATTTTGCAGCGTCGACCGAGATGCTTCCGAAAACAAATTGATTATGATTGGATCAATTTTGGAATGTGCTAAGGGAGATGCTGCTACTGTGTGGGGTACTGGAACCAATTGGGTAAATTCTCCATATCCAATGAACCCAAAGTGTGACATTCGGGCCGTGCGAGGACCGATAACTCGTAAAATTGCAATCTCGCGCGGATTGGATTGTCCTGATGTTTATGGAGACCCAGCGTTGTTGTTGCCTCGCTATTATTCAGGTAAGAAAACTAATGATTTTGTTTTGGGTGTTATTCCTCATGTTGTTGATTATAGCCTAGTGGTATCTAATTGGGAGGGGAGGTCGCCCGATCAGGTTAAGATTATCGACCTGACTAAGGAAATAGAAGAAGTTATTGATGATATTTTACAATGCGACCATATTATTTCAAGCGCCCTTCATGGGTTAATCGTGTCTGATGCATATGGTATTCCTTCTTATTGGGTAGAATTTAGTCGAAATGTTCAAGGAGATTATACTAAGTTCTTTGATTATTTTGAGTCTGTTGGAATTAGAAAGTATTATCCCGTTGGGATGGATCCCAATGATGTTGGTCCAAATAATTTTGATTTTAGGTTATTTGATAAAATTGATATAAAGCTCGACTTGGATCTTCTATTGGAAGTTTTTCCGAAAGAATATTTATGATTTTTTTAATACAATATTTGAGTGGAGTGTGTGATGAATAAGAAAAAAATATTAGTATGTGGTGCCGGCGGATTCATTGGTTCCCATCTTGTGAAACAGTTAAGAGAAGAAGGACATTGGGTTCGGGGTGTTGACTTAAAGCGCCCTGAATTTAGTGAATCGGCCGCAAATGATTTTGTGGTTGCGGATCTGCGTGATCCAAAGGCGTGTGATTTTGCATTGTCGATAGAACCAAATGTTGTGTTTGATGAAGTCTATCAATTGGCCGCAGACATGGGTGGTGCTGGGTATATTTTCACTGGTGAAAATGACGCTCATGTGATGCATAATTCTGCTCAGATTAATTTGAACATTGCGGAACAATGTCGAAAGAGTGGTGTAAACAAGATTTTCTATTCTTCTTCGGCGTGCATGTATCCAGAATACAATCAGCTAGAGCCAGACAATCCAAACTGTTCAGAAGATTCTGCATATCCCGCAGCGCCCGATTCTGAATATGGTTGGGAAAAGTTGTTTAGTGAAAGACTTTATCTTGCATATGCGCGTAACTATGGGTTAGATGTTCGCATTGCTCGCTATCATAATATTTTTGGCCCCGAAGGAACGTGGGAAGGTGGGAAAGAAAAAGCTCCTGCTGCAATGTGCCGAAAGGTAATAGAGGTTCCTGACTATAGCGGTATTGAGGTATGGGGCGATGGGAAACAAACTCGTTCATTTTTGTATATTGATGAGTGTGTCGAAGCGACTCGTAGATTAATGGATTCAGATTTTACTGGACCCGTAAATATTGGTTCGGAAGAAATGATTTCAATTAATGAATTTGCTCAAATGGCCATTGACATTTCTGGTAAGACATTGGGGATTTATAATGTTGAAGGTCCGCTCGGAGTGCGGGGGCGCAACTCGGACAATAAACTAATTCAAGAAAAGTTGGGTTGGGCTCCAAGTCAACCTCTTCGTATTGGTATGGAAAAAACATATAATTGGATTGAAGACCGTTTTAAACAAGATGACATTTGGAAGAATTTATGAAAGCCTTAGTAGTCCCACTTTGTAGCACAACTGTTTCAGAAGAAGAGTTGCTTCGTTGTGTCAATTCTGTAGTAGACCAAGAGTACCATCCGTTTGAATGGGATTTGAAAGTTGTCTGTAATACGAACGACGATGATTATTACAACGGAATTAAATCGGCTGTAAAAGACTTTGAAGTTGTCAAGACCAAGAGCAATGGCGGCAATGGAATGGGGCATAACTCGGTCCTTGACCTGTACAAGAGTTTGTATAAGAAAGAGAACTATACCCATCTGATTATGATTGATGGGGATGATTTCTATTACTCATGTGCATTTGAGTCCATTGGCGATCTTAACCAGATTGCCGATTTCGATTACCTGAGCAATATGCAAATAACCGATTCGGTAAGATGCCATGAAACACAGCAGCTACATAAAGAAGTGATTCCTGGTGTCTGTCTTCATTCGCAGTTCAATTTTCGGTCTCCAATTCCTTCTTATGTCTATTGGGACGGGCATAACTGTACCGGAGGCGAAGTGACTTTGGCCATCTCTTCGAGGGCCGTAGAATGCGATTTGGAACACTTGGAAGTTCCTAATATTCCAGATGACTTTACGCACATGCTCTGGGCTTTGAAGGCTCATGTCGAGGGTAAACTTTTGTTTGTGAATACTGACTGTAATGATGTCTATGTCTATGACAAGACGAATCCAATCGGCACGACGAATCAACCAGAATTCGTATTCAGCCCAGACCAATGGCCCGAGGCCGAACGGCAACTGTTACGAGGGAATACATTTGAATGTCTGCGAGATTTCAATCGCCAACAATTGCCATGGGTAACAATACCACAAATTATGAGCCCAGAGGAAAAGATTGATTTTGTTCGGGCAAACTTAATTAATAAGGGTCAATTCAAGAATTGGCAAGCATAGAGACTTGACTTTTCTCTGTTTTTGACTATACTATAGATAACTGATTACTGGAGCGCATCCTTCGTGGCGAAAAAGAAAACTAGGCGAGGCCGAACCAATCGTACAGAAATTATGGCAATGCATGGAGAGAAACCTTCGTTTGCCAATTTTGATGAGCTTACCAAAGGCGAACAGACAAAACTTTTCAATCGTGCCATGGGTTGGTATCATGGTGTATATTCTACCAAGGAAAGTAAAGAATTCCTTGAGGAGTATGTAAAAAAGAATCGAACAAAGTCTGATCTGGCAGCCATGAAGTCGGCTTCGTTGATTTCTCCTACATGGGGAAATGTGGCGAGGATGTTTGATGATGGATACAAGTCTGATGAATTGCTCGCCCGCTTGAATACGGTCATTGATGAGTTGATTGAAGAGGGTGGAAAAATTCTGGCCGAGAAGAAGAAGGTTGAAATTGCCAACAAGAATGTTCCTGTTCTTAGCATTCAAGAGCGGGTGAACAATCAAGTTCGTGACCTTCTTGGTGATGTTGATTTCGAGATTGACGAATTTATAGAAAATAAGTGTAAGAAGTCCGAGTTTGAGTTGTACAAGTTCCTACAGAACAAGGAAACAAAGGGCCCGCACACCAAGAAGATTCAAAACTATCTAGAAGATATTTTGTCTGAGTTGGAAGATTTGGTTGACGGTAAAGATGACCAGTTGAATGAGGGTTATTCTTTCCTGTCAACTTCGCATCAAAAGAATTATCGTGATTTTGTCCAAGGAATGGTTGACGATGCAGAGGCGTGGGGGAATGTCCGAAAGTCAACGCGCAAGCCGAGAACGAAAAAGATTCATTCTGTCGAGCAAAGGGTGGCCAAGGTAAAGTACAAGGTCCGCGATGATAGTTTCAAGATTGTTAGCGTGGCTCCTGACCGAATGATAGAAGCTCACCAAATTTGGATCTTCAATACAAAAGATCGTTTTCTTTATAAGTATAACTCAGATAGAGGGATGACAATAAAGGGAACTACGTTGCAAGATTTTGATGTATCCACTTCGTTCAAAAAGAAGCTCCGAAAGCCTGATGCAATTTTACCCGAAGTCTTGAACAGCGGCAAGGTGAAGTTGCGAAAGTTGATGGATAGAATTGCCGCAAAGGAAACTAAAGTGACTGGTCGTATCAATAATGATATGATTATTCTTCGGGTGATTTAAAATGATATTAGTAGACCTGAATCAGATTGCTATTAGTAACCTAATGGTGAGTATTAATACCTATAACAAAAATCAAGAGATAAATGAAGACTTGCTTCGCCATATGGTGTTGAATAGTCTTCGTGCATACAAAGTGAAGTTTGGTGAGAAGTATGGTGACCTTGTAATTTGTTGTGATGCGCGACATTATTGGCGCCGAGATATTTTTCCGTTTTATAAGGCCGGGCGAAAGAAAGACCGCGCTGCTTCGACTTTGGATTGGACTCTAATTTTTGAAACGCTAAATAAAATCAGAGACGAGATTAAGGAGTATTTTCCTTACATCGTTCTTGATGTGGATCGTGCAGAAGCAGATGATATTATTGCCGTACTAGTTCAGCACGCAAGTCCATTTGAAAATAAGTTAATTTTATCTGGTGATAAAGATTTTATGCAATTACAAAAATACAATAATGTAGACCAATACGCTCCAGTTCAGAAGAAGTTTATTCGGACAGATAGCCCTCAGGCTTTTTTGAAGGAACATATTATTCGCGGAGACCGCGGAGATGGTATTCCTAATTGCCTGAGTTCAGATGATGTTCTAGTGAAAGGCGAGCGACAGAAATCAATTTCAACGAAAAAGTTGTCCGGATGGATGGAATTAGATCCCGAAGATTGGAATGATTCTAATCGGCTGCGCGGTTATCGTAGAAACGAGCAATTGATTGATTTGGAGTTTGTTCCTGAGGATCTGAAGGAGAAGATTATGTTGCAGTATGCCGGCGCCGATCATGGCGATAGAAGCAAGTTGTTTAATTATTTTGTGAAATTCAAGTTGAAAAATTTGATGGAAGATATTCAGGAGTTTTAAAGAATGCCAAATTATAGCGAAAGTCTACCCGAGCTTTTTGGGCGTGTTTCTAAGGCAGAAACAACCGACGAAAAAATTGCATTGCTTCGGACACAGGGAGCATTTCATCCCGATATTGTGTGGGAGTTGCCTGAAGGTTCTCCGCCATATAAGAAGGATCAAGGTGAATATGGGGTAAACCCATCTGTATTGGAGCGAGAAGTTCGGAAGCTGGTTTATTTTACTTCACGCACAGGTAAGCTGATTCAGAATAAGATGAAGCGCGAAGAAATCTTTGTCAATATGCTGGAATCAATACATCCGAGTGAATCTGAGCTGCTCATTCAGATGAAGGATAAAAAGATTGCCGGATTAACAGCCCGATTGGTTTGGGAATTTATGCCTGGGCTCATTCCCGAACCTGCTCCGGAGCCGGAGCCTGTTGCTGTTAGTAGTGTTAATAAAACTAAGCCCAAGAAGACGAGGGCAAAGAAAAATACCGATGGGTAAAAATAAACGGTCTAAGACTAATAATGATTCAGACTTTGACGAAGATTATTTTGATGATTATCGGCAGGAACGTAGGCGCAAACGAGAAACCCGCCGAGAGCGCCGAAAAAATAAGCGTTCCGTGGACAGTGTTTACTATGTAGATGATGAGATTGAACAATTAGAAATGGAAGAAGAGGAAGTTCGGTATGATTAATACCAAAGATTTTTCGTTCCCTTATAAGGAACGAGAAAACCAGTGGCAACCTTGTCACTATTATTAATATAGGCGGAATAACAAAATAGAGGGTTCTATAGAGGACCGTGAATTGAACGGAGTAGTGAATCCCGTAGACTGCGGGTAGTAGCGAATGAGATCCAGTTGGTCTCGTGGGAGATTCACGGAGAATTTATGGATAGCCGAGTACCTTTACGGCGAAATTAATTGTCAAAGTTTGGGAAGTAGTTAGCCCTTACAAAGACGGATATAGGTCCTGCTCGGAGAGCCGGCTACTGGAGCCGTTAGTCTATAAGTCGGGGATGGATCCTTAAAGGAAGAGTCAAACTTAATATTTGTGTTGGTAGTGTTCGGGTACGAATGCATAGACCCTTCACGGTGTGACTTGTGATTTTATGGAGTAGATGACCCGATGGTCTTGCGGAGCAAGATAGGGCACTTATCATATAACTTGTTCGGGGGGAGTACCTTCCCCCCGCGCCTTTTTTATCAATATATTATTTTGAAGGATATATTGTCATGCATGTGAAACCTTACGACAACCAAATTGGAATAGATAGTATAGAACTTGAAGAGTTGTATTATAACAATGATCATAATTCCACACCAATTAAAATGCTCATTGGTGCTTGTGATAAACAAAAGCAATTTTGGATTTCCAGAAATATAGATGATGGCGATACTGTTATTATGTCGGGTCACGATTCTGATGATTCCGTTTTTACCCGATGGAAAATAAATCGAAGTTTATCTAGACAAATTAAATTAGCCAAAGATAAAGGTCAGCGTATTATTTGGTTCTGTGGGGGATTGACTCAGAAGGACCGAAGCCGTGTCCTAAAGCATTTACCGGAATATAGAAAATATGCTGTGGTTTGGGAACAAGATATAGACCAAATGTTGAAAGATGGATATGAGCGCCCTACTTCGGATGAGGGATTTGATGATTTCACTTATATTATTTCATAAATACCATTATTAAGGAGATGTTGTGGACCTTACTGCATTAGAGTTTATTTTGTCTGGTATGGTTATAATAGCCGCTGGTGTGAGTTATTATTGGGGGCATGACGAAGGAATTGGTGCTGGAATGGATGCCACTCTAGAGATGATGATAGACCAAGGAATTGTATCTCGGTTTAAGACTGATAATGGCGATTGGGATATTTGCTCGGCGGGCGTTATGAATAATATTTGCCCAAAGTGTGGATTTAAAGATGGAGAACTTTGTGGCGAACATACCTAAGTTTAGAGATTATAATGCCTTGGGTGCATGTTTCCAAAAAGCTGGATTCATGCATGACCGTCGTGCATCTAGAGGTGGAGCCCGAAACTATCATCGGGAATATCTAGATGATGCTGCGTCGGAAGAATTCATTTGCGATTTTTGTGGCAAGTCTGCCGAAGCTCTCCGACGGATTGCCCTGGATGATGGATATGACAGGATTACCACGAATGATGCTCCGAAGTATGCGTGTGCGTCCTGCTCGACTGAAAAAGAGGAGACTCGGTTAGGGAGGCGCTCTAGAGCGGTCTCTGCCGGCGTTTAGACCTCCCCCCGAGTCAGAGAGCGTCTTAGGGAGAAAAGACCCGGAGAGGGCGTCCTCCGCCGCTCTAAAAACCCTTTAGAATCAAGCACTTAGAAAAAAGATGTGGATTTCCTAAAACCCTTTTGGAATCAATTACTTACAGACGAAGTTTTTTCACTCAAACCCTTGACATTCACGGAAAGTGGGGTATACTTATAGATGTAGCTGAAAGAAGTGTCTGGGGACTACGATCATTACCCCCCAGGCAGACCAAAAATTTGTGGGGCTCCATCGTCTAAATGGCTCAAGATGCCGTTGATGATTGGTCATCACCGTCCTTCATGTTTCTTTGGGTGACCTCCTGAGATGCATGTTTGGTTCGGAACGGAGATTCAGGTTCGATACCTGATGGAGTCAGCATCTACCAAATAACGAGGCGTCTGACGCACGCCTACAACCCCTTCGGGGGAGAGGGTAGAGGTTCCCACTAACATTATTAGTGCCGAGGAATTAATCAATTCTCGGACGGGCCGATAGAATAACGGTAAGTTCGCTCTGCAAATGATAGCAGAGAAGTGGGGTTCGACTCCCTAAGGCCCTCCATTTTTTAAACGGTACAACTGAATATCCGAAAAGACAATTTATGCAACTGAACATCCGAAAAGACAAGCGACTCAAGGTTTACCTTGATGATGAACGAACCCCGCCTGATGATGGCTGGGTGTTGGTGAAGACACCGGCTCAGGCGATTGCTCTTTTGGAGACTGGCGAAGTTTCGCATCTTTCACTCGACCATGACCTTGGTGACGACGAGGGAATTGGAACAGGCTATGATGTAGTCCTGTGGATGGAAGAACAAGTTTTTCTCACCGAACGAGGAAATTTTTATAATGCTCATAAAGGAATAGGGCAAACAATTACGACTCGATTTATTCCTCCGGAGAATATTACCGTTCATACGGCGAATGTTTCTGCGCGGGTAAAGATGGAGCAGGGAATCGAAAAACTTCTTGGAGAGGGTTGACAAACCTCCCTCCTTGAGGTATACTATCTATTATTCAACAATGGTAATTCTGTTCCGGGGAGTTCCTGGACAACAAATTACCAAGTGCGAGGAAAACAGCAATGGCGAAGGTCAAGCAGTTTGAACGTATTCTGGAAGTTCTCCAGAATGCATCGCCGAAGTCGGTTAGCAAGGAAGACCTTGCGGCTGCCCTCGGCAAAGACGTGGAGATGTATCGCATTTCCACATATATCTGGGAGGTCAAGAACAAGGCTGGCGTCCCGGTTGAGGCCATCAAGGATGGTCGCAAGGTCGTAGGTTTCCGCGTGGCAGATGCCACTACGGTCCCGGCGCCCGCAACGGAGGCTTTTGAGGTCGCCGAGGACGAGGTGGCGGATGCCGCGACGGCGTAGTATTTACGCCAACTTCTAGAATTTGGGGGGCGACTTTGTGTCGCCCTCCTTTTTCTATACCTAAGGAATGATTGCCATGGCAGATAATTCTATTGAATTTTA